CCAGTTTTAGTGTATCTGCAGGTTCAACATCATTTTCAAATGAATTTGATGAAAATACTTCTACAACTATAAGTGGAACTCAAAAGATGAGTGTCACATCTGGTGGAAATCTTATTGTTTTAGATTCTATCAATGAAGTAGATGCATTTGATGATATTCCAACTTCAAACTTGGAACTCCATTTAGATGCTAGTTCTGGTTTTACCACAACGACACTACCAACATCTTGGCAAGATCTTAGTGGTAATAATAGACATATGAGAATTACTGGTGACACTAATGTCTCACTACTATTGAATGGTAATGACCTAACTGATAGTAGTACTTATGCTAATACGTTGAGTAATAACGGCATTTCGGTAAATACTAGCATAAAAAAATACGGAACGGGATCTTTGCTCTTTGAAGGTAATGGTGGTAGTACTGGTGATTACGGTACGTTTTCACATGATACAAGTTTTGACATTGGTACGGGTGATTTTACGATTGAGGCATGGGTTTATCCTCAAAACAGTGGGGTGAGGGGAATAGCTCATAACCACCCATCCTTCCTCGGAGGTGGATTTACTTTTTGGATTGGCAGTGATACAAAATTAAGAATAGAAAATTTTACTAGTGGCAGCGGTTCTCCCGCCAATATAGTTTCTACGACAACCGTTCCAAACGGTACATGGGCACATGTAGCGTATTCTAGATCTGGTGGGACTGGATATTTATTTGTCAACGGAAACTTGCAAGGCACGCATACAAATTCCACAAACTTGACAAACAATTCGGCATTTTATATTGGAGCAGCAGAGGGGACAAACTATAGGGGAATTGGATATATTGATGATCTCAGGTTTACGGTAGGTTTAGGACGTTATACCTCTAATTTTACACCTCCTGGATCACAATTAAGTGTTTATTGGAGTCCTTACACAGATTCAGATAATACATCAAGTACTTCTGATGCATCTCCTCCTGGTGGCATTGGTAATGGTAGTTTATTTGTACCTATGCTTTCGGGAGTACAACCTGGACAATCCATGAAAATTTCTGGAATTTCTAATGCTTCATCTAATGTTAGATACAGACTTTATAACTCCACAAACTTCGATGCCTCTAGTAGTAATTTAACATCTGCAGGTGAAGTAACATCAAGTGCAACTCTAGTTAATGGACCTCTTACTGATACTGAAGGATCAAGAGAATATTTTATAGAGGGTACAACTTATAGTTTAATAATACCTCCTCAGCATACATTTTATAATGCAGTTAGTGTTACTAATAATAGTATAGTCATTGGAACATCTATGTTTTTTAGTGGTGCACAAATTTTAAATGTTCCATTTGAAAGTTCAGATTCTCGTCTTGCTGTTTGTGATGGAACTGGTAGTGCCTCTGCATATACTGGAGTCACTGGAACTGCCGCAAGAACAGTTATACTTGGTGTTAAGGTTCCTGCTAGTCCTTCAACCAGTTACACTATATTTTCTTATGGTGCAAATTCTGCTGGACAAAGATTTAATATTAGATTGCAGTCCACCGGAGTAATTCAAATAGCATTTGGTAGTAGTTTTGCTAATATACCAGTATCAGCAATTGATGATCGTAATGACTTTTTAGTTATTGCAGTAACTGTGCCTGCCAGTGGAACTGTATCTGATGTAAGAGTATGGTTAAATGGTAATGAAGTAACCAGTCAACTTATTGTAAACAATGGATCGACTTCTATTAATACAAGTAGTGCTAACAATGTAACTATCGGCGGAGGTAGTCATGGTACTGTAGAATATTTGGATGATAGTGTCATTACAAAAGTTATGATGTATAGTTCAGTTTTAAGTGATTTAGAAATTAAACAGATTTATCAAAGTATAATTCCAGACATTTATCCATTCGTGGAAAGAGCATCATAAATACAAGAAAAATATTATGGCAGAGTTAAAGTCTACTAAAGCATTTGGGAGTTTCAAAGTTGAGGATGAGTTGTATGATAGTTTCGGCAACTCTGGAACTTCTGGACAAGTATTAAAATCTACTGGCACTGGAACAGAATGGGGTGATGCTCCTGGTTCAAGTGTTATATCTTATGTAACAGGGACATCAAATTCTAATCCAGGCACATCAAGTTTTACATTAAGTGGACTTCAGGCAGGAGATTTCGTTCTTTACTTTGGTGCCGAAGATACTGCTAGTGTAACAACCCCTACGGGTGAAAACTGGACTGCTATACCAGGATTAACTACTCAACCTGATAATAATGATGATCCGAATAGTGCAGCATTTTATGTTTTTGCAACTGGAACATCAGTAACGGCAAGTGGATTATTTACAGGAGAAAATGAGGTTCGTGTCATGATTGCATTTAGAAATGTAAATCCTGTAAATCCATTTGATGTGAATGCTACTGAAAATGATTCTAATAGTGGCCTTCCTAATCCACCATCAATTACTCCAGTTACTGATAATTCTATGATTGTTGCTGTTGGTCTTCTGGATGATGAAGACATTGCAAACAGTATCAGTCCTCCAACTGGATATACAACGGCATTAAATATGGATTCTCAGGGTGGAGCAAATGATGCTGGTGTTAGTGGTGCAACCATTATGACTGCATATAAATTATTAGCAACTGCAGCAGCAGAAGATCCTGGTGCCTTTGTCTCATCTAATGTTAGTGGTGGAGTTGGTGATCCTAACAAGGGAATTTCAATAGCACTGAGACCAAGAACAACTGCCGTAACTGCTTACCTTTTAGCAAGTGGTAGCGGCACTAATGCTAGGATAGAAAACACAGATACAGATTCAACCGGTGTTGATGATGCTTGGTTAAATCCTACATGGTTAAATACATCACAAACCACTGACAACATATCAGGATTTGATCAACCTACCACGACTCAAGTTACTGTTCCTGCCACCGGAATTTATATTGTTAATGTTAACTTAGAGTTTAATACTGCTGCAGCAAACACAAATGATAGATTGGATCCTGAGGTTGTTCTTCTTGTAAATTCCACAAGAGAAGCGTATCGTGCCTCAAATTCTTATATCAGATCAACTGGTGGACATGAAGAAACCAGTTCAAATCAATCAACTATTTTATCATTGACTGCTGGTGATACAGTTGCTATTCAATGGAGACCTACATGTACTGGAAGAAATAATTCTAATGCAGATTCAGTTATGGATAATGATCAAAGTTCTATAGAGTTGATAAGGATTGCATAGGAGACAAATTATGGCAAGATTAAAACAAACTAAAATTTATGGTGATCTTGAATTGGAGGGAACTTTTCTTGATAGTTCTGGTGATGCAGGAACATCTGGACAAATGTTAAGTTCCACTGGTACTGGTACTAATTGGATTGATGCTACTTCTGGTGCATTTTCTATAAACACTTATGCACAATTTTCTGGAGCAGGAGAATCCAATCAAGATGTTCATATATCTGAAGAAGCAGAAATTGATTGGATGAATCCGACTGCAACATTTTCCAGTGGGACTTGGGTAAATAATGGTACAAGAATAACAGTACCTAATACTGGAATATATTTGGTTATGACAAATTGGTATTTTAGTGGTACTGGAAGAAGACCAACAGTCAGACTTAGAGTCGCAGTAAATGGTACTGGAATTAATGAATTTTGTAGACATACTTACATTAGAATTGCTGCAGGCCACAATAATTCATCAGGTAATTGGCAAACTTTATTATCTTTAACTGCTAATGATCAAATTTCTATTATGTGTGTTAATGATGCAGGAGATGGCACAAATCTTACACAAACACTAGATAAAGATCAGAGTTCAATTTCTATAGTACAATTAGCATAAAATTATGGCAAAATTTAAAGCAGGAACAACAATAACTAGTTCTTTAGAAGTTTCTGGAAATATCGTTGACTTGAGTGGAGATGTCGGAACTTCGGGACAGACTTTAACTGCAGTTGAATCTGGAGATAATGAAGTCAAAATAACTGCATCTGATGGTGCTGCTGATGATCGGTTTGGATTTTCGGTCGCAGTAGGCGACAATAAGATTGTTATTGGAGCTCCTCGTGATGATAATAGTAATGGTACTGATGCTGGTGCAGCATATATCTATAACTTAGATGGAACTGGTCAATCTAAAATCACTGCTTCTGATGGTGCTGCTAGTGATGAATTTGGACGATCAGTTGCAGTAGGAAGTGATAAAATTGCTGTTGGAGTTCCTCTTGATCATAATAGTAATGGATCAGATGCTGGTGCTGTATATGTTTATGATTTGAGTGGGTTTAATGAAGTCAAAATAACTGCATCGGATGGTGCTGCTAATGATCGTTTTGGACAATCAGTCGCAATAGGTCACGATAAGATTGTTGTTGGTGCGTATAATGCTAGCAATACTAGTGGAGCTTTTGATGGTGAAGGTGCAGTTTATGTTTATAATCTAGATGGAACTGGTGAAGTCAAGATTACTTCTTCTGATGCTGCTACAAGTCAACAGTTTGGGAGCCATGTTGCTATAGGCAATAATAAGATAGCCGTTGCTCGGAATTTGCTGTTCGGCCAGACCGACCTGATGTCAGCATACGTTTATGACTTAGATGGAACCAATGAACTCAAGATTAGTGCTTCTGATGCTACTGCTGGTGATAAATTTGCAACTGCAGTTGCTATAGGAAATAATAAGATAGTGGTTGGTGCTAAAGATCGTGATGGTAATGCTGGTAGTTCGGGTTCAATATATGTTTACAATCTAGATGGAACTGATGAATTAATCATAAGTGCTTCAGATGGTGGTATTAATCATGAGTTTGGGGTGGATATGCAGGTAGAAAATGGCAAAATAATTGTTGGTGCTCGTCTGGCTGATGTAGGTGGTGTTTCAAGTGCAGGCGCAGTTTATGTTTATAATCTAGATGGAACTGGTGAAGTCAAGATTACTGCTTCTGATGGTGCTACAAATGATTTCATTGGAGCGCGAATTGCCGCAGGAAATGGTAAGATTGTTGTTAGTGGTAGTCTTGTTGATATTGGTTCCAATAGTGATCAAGGTGCAGCATACGTTTATGATTTAGCTGGTACTAATTGGAAAACTATTGGTGGAGGTGCCAGTACAGGAATTACTAACTATATAAAGTGTGTTTGTGCATCAGCAACTACTTTAGCAAATTCAGGTACTGTATCTACATTAAGTTGGATGAGTATAACACCTTCTTTTAGTAATGGATTTTCTGCTCCAACTTCAACGACCATAACAGTTCCAAACGATGGGCTTTATTTAATTGGTTTGAATCTTGATGTAAATCAAACAAATACTGGTAATGGTAGTAGATATAATCATGGATTTGAAATTTATATAAATGGAACTGCAACTGGTAATGAAATTCGTCATAATTATATTCGTGGTTCTGTAAATAATTCAAATCATTTTGATAGTAGTGCCAATGCGACAAAAACTCTTAAACTTAGTGCAAATGATGCCATAACTATTAGAAACCGAAGACTTGCTGGTGGCACTCAAGACACACTCAAATTAACAACAGATTCATCTATTTTTGTAGTACAAATAGCATAATACCATGTACATTAAAACATACTTAACCCATGTAGATACTGGCATTGGAGCCACAGACTCTGCATCTTATTCTGATCAAAGATTTAAGTATAGAGAACCTAATTTTCCTGGTATTACGATTGTACATCGAATGGATATTGAAGGTACTATTCCATACTTTTTATGTACCGCATCAGATAATTATGAAATGGATACTGAAGACCCTTCAACTGGGATCACATCCATGACTCAATCTGAGTGGGATAACATTATTAATACTTACGATTCTAAACAAGAAACTGAAAGATATGGTCGTGTCAGACAAATGCGAGATGATGCTCTTAATGAATCTGACATGTATGTAATCAAGCAAGTTGAATGTAACGTTGCTATCACTACAGAATTTAGAACTTGGAGACAAGAACTCAGAGATCTTCCTAATGGAGATAGTTTTCCAGTCAATTGGCCGACACCACCATCAAATGTTGTTGGCATCATAACTGGTGGAGAATATCAATCTACATTGAAAAGTATTCCCATGATCAATGATCCTATAGTATAATAAAGAGGTTTGAAAAAAAATTATGAATTTTACTGTATATACAAAAGACAATTGTCCTTATTGCTATAAGGTCAAACAAGTGCTAGAAATGACAGGGACTGATTTTGATACTCTTAACCTTGGTGAAGACTTTACAAAGGGAGAATTTTATGCTAAATTTGGCGAGGGATCTACCTTTCCACAGGTTCTTTGTGATGGTGAAAAATTAGGAGGCTGTGTTGACACAATCAAATTCCTCAGAGAACGACAAGTTATCAAATCCTGATATAAATAGTCAAAACCACAGCAATCGTGGTATTGACTTTTTACTTAATGGAGGTAAAAGAAAGCAAATTCAACCATTTCATATTATCTTTGAAAAGATGGTTTGCTTTCTGAAACGGGAAGTCACCATCTATTTCGAGTTTTCTATCAAAACAGAGAAAAGAGTAGTCTCCCGGAGTAAGAAAAATGTTAGCAGCTAGTTTAGTTTTTGGTTCATTCTTGACAGTATTATTCCTTATAATGGGGACAGTAATTGGTTGGACTGCTAGAGAGTATATGATGAACTATCGGGAAGTGCCGAGACCACATCCAGAGATGTTTGATGAGCAAGGTAACTTAATACCTGATGAAGTAATCGCATTTAATTTTGAAAACTATTATGACGACAACGAAGAAACCGACTACGAAGAGTAAAACATCTTCCCCCAAACTTCCCAAAAATCCTTTTATCTTTGAAGTTTTAGAACTTGTATCAAAACAAAGATCAAAATCTAAAAAAATTGAAATTTTAAAGCAATATGAAGATATTTCTTTAAAAACTATTCTTCTTTGGAATTTTGATGAAAGTATTATTTCTGAACTTCCCGAGGGTGAAGTCCCTTATTCTGGATTTGAAGATCAAGTAGCATCTAAGGGAACATTGTCCACTAAGATTAGTGAAGAAACTCGTAGAATGCATGACACTGGATCATTTTCTATGGGCACTAGTGATAAAGAAGGTAAAACGACTATTCGTAGGGAGTACAAGAACTTTTATCATTTTGTCAAAGGTGGTAATCCCGCAATGAGTAAAATACGTCGGGAAACTATGTTTATTAATGTTCTTGAAGGTCTTCATCCATTTGAAGCAGAAATTCTTTGTCTTGTAAAAGATAAAAAACTTTCAGAAAAATATAAAATTACTAAAGAATTGGTATCTGAAGCTTATCCGGATATTAAATGGGGTGGTCGTTCGTAGTTTATTGGAAATTATTTTATGGCATATCAACTGGGAGATGCTCCCACCAAACAAGTAGAGGAAAAGTCTATGGAATCATGGACATCGGTAGAAAAAGAAACTTCAAAGACAATATATGGATGTGAAATTTTAGTTGAAAATGGAACAATGGAGCAAGTATCAACTACCGATGCTCCTAATGATGCCATGATTGTTACTTATGTTGTTGGAGATCAGACTCGTTATGATTTGACCAGGAGTCAAAAGGAAGTTCGTATCTTTAACATGTACTGGGATAAGTTTGGCGACAAACTAAAGTCTATAGAGTTTGGTAACGGTAAAACCAATCCAAAACTGTGGGGGATTGAACCACCCAAAACCAAAAAGAAGAAGTAATTCCAAAAATATCGGAAAAAAAATTCCCCAAAATTTTTGATCTGTAAGGTTTTTTAAAATTGTATCACATGTTACATATGTTCTTGACTATATAGAACATATGGTCTATACTAGACCTACGTTCATCCACATGTTAGCACTTCTGCTGGCATTCACCCTTGCCCATCATAATGACGCCAATCCCTATGATTGGCACATGTCTTGTGAAAGGTGGTTACAAAGATCTGTAGAGATTCGATCAGATCCCAACCTTGACCTCAGGTCTAAGTTGCAACTAATCGGATACCTTAAATCAAAAGTACCAGGTGAATGTAACAGAGTGTATACATAGGACGCAAGTAAGTCGCGGAACGGAGCGTTCATCCCATGTTAGAACTACTTTTTTATTCTAGTATGGCTTGTGTTGATGCTGATGCATTAATCTTCAGAATCAAAGCACAAAAACATATTGAACCTAGAATTCAGATTGAACTGGTGGAAACCATCAAGGATTCTGTACCAGAATGTAGACACTACTGGGACGCAAACGACTGAAGGAACGGGGAAACGGATCCATCGAAAGATGAGAAGGTTAATCACCCACTTCAGGAGAAACAAATGAACACACTTACTATCATCAAAAAGCAGATCAAAAAAGCATCTGCCATTCACGATGCACAGATCACTCACACCGCATATCGTGGTGTTCAGTGTGAAGTTCATAAGCCAGTAGAAGAGTCTCACGGCACCTTCTGCTATCGTGGTCGCACTTATGTAAAGTGATATGGAAGCCCTACAAGTCGCCGGGATCGTATCCCTAGGTTCTGTAGCATTTCTATCACTGATATACGGAGAGATTAAAGTTCTTTCCAAATAATCATAGAGGGGTTTCATCCCCTCTTTTTTTATGTTATAATGTGGTTAAACAACACAGTATCATGGAGAAAGATCGACTAAAACTTATTGTCAGGAATCTTGAATTGCTTGTTGACTCATTGAAGGCAGAGGTATATTCCGCTCCGAACTCTTATGTGGATAAGAGGGAAAATTTTGATGACCCTCCACAATATTATGGTGATTACGACGAAGTATTTAACGATGACGATGGATACCCCGATTAAAAAAACAAAAGAACTTATAAAGTTGCTTGAACGTCTAATCAAGCAAGATCATCTCTATTCTCAGGAAAATATTAAAGAGATGAAGAACTATCTAAACACGGTAAAGCAGCAAGTTGCTGAGTACGAAAAAGAAAATTCTAAAGGATTTGGTAAATGAGTGTAAAATTGATCAGTGTCACTCCCGATGCGGAGAAAATGATGGCATACGTTGCTCGTGTGTCAAACCCCAATAATCAGGAAAATCCCAACTATGCAAAGTTGTTGGGTTACTGCATTAAGCACAACCATTGGTCTGTGTTTGAGCAATCATTCATGACTCTGGAACTGGAAACTACTAGAGGTGTGGCAGCTCAAGTGCTGCGCCACCGTTCATTCACATATCAAGAATTTTCACAACGATATGCTGACAGTTCTATGCTCGCAAGGACTATTCCTCTTCCAGATCTTCGTCGTCAAGATACTAAGAACCGTCAAAATAGTATTGACGATATTGATCCTTTTAAGAGGCAAAAATATGAAAGAACTTTTTAGAAGGTCTATGGATCTTTATCAAGAGATGTTGGATGAGGGTATTGCAAAAGAGTGTGCTCGTTTTGTTCTTCCTTTGGCAACTCCAACTCGTATTTACATGAGTGGATCTTGTCGTTCTTGGATTCATTACATCAATCTGCGTACTGCTAATGGTACTCAAAAGGAACATATGGACCTTGCAGAAGGTTGTAAGAAGATCTTTATTGAACAGTTCCCAACCTGTGCAGAAGCCCTTGAATGGGTCTAAATAAAATACATTGAGATTTGATTATGGCAACATATCCTGTAGTTAATAAAAAAACTGGTGAACAAAAGAACGTTGTACTTAGCGTTCATGATTGGGACAAATGGTTAGAAGACAATCCTGATTGGCATCGGGATTGGTCTGATCCATCTACTGCTCCGATGGCAACAGATGTTGGTGAGTGGAGAGACAAACTTGTCAACAAACATCCAGGATGGAATGAAGTTCTCGATAAAGCATCGAAAGCACCAAAAGCAACTGTAAAGAAGATCTAGTATGGCAAGAAGAAAAAGAAGTTCATCTGCAGAGCAACCTATCGGGGTTGGACTCACTGCAAAGCAGATGAAGCGGAAAAAACCTCTGAGTTCTGACTATCTGGTAGATATTGATCCACTTACAGATAATCAAAAATCTTTATTTGAATCCTATAAGGAGGGAAAACACATTGTTGCTTATGGTTGTGCGGGAACCGGTAAGACGTTCATAAGCCTCTATAACGCACTTAATGATGTTTTAAATGAAAATACACCTTATGAAAGAATTTATCTTGTGAGGTCTCTTGTAGCAACCAGAGAGATTGGTTTTCTTCCTGGTTCTCATGAAGATAAAGCAGACATCTATCAGATTCCATATAAGAATATGGTGAAGTATATGTTCCAGATGCCATCTGATGCCGACTTTGAGATGCTTTACGGTAATCTTAAGGCACAGGAGACAATTAAGTTCTGGTCTACTTCGTTCCTTCGTGGAACCACACTTGACAATTCTATTGTTATTGTTGACGAGTTTCAAAACCTCAACTTTCATGAACTTGATAGTATTATCACTCGTGTTGGTGAAAATACACGTATTTGTTTCTGTGGTGATGCACGTCAGTCTGATTTGAATAAATCAAATGAAAGAAATGGTATTGTAGACTTCATGAACATATTGCGTAAAATGCCATCTTTTGATATGATTGAATTTGGGATTGATGATATTGTTCGTTCAGGTCTTGTCAAAGAATATCTCACTGCAAAAATGGAATCAGGTTTTTAATGTTTAATCATGTTGATGTTGATCTCCCTCAACTTAAGAGGGAGACTATTGATGGGGTGAGATATTACTCTGTCCCCGATGAAGAAGAACTTCTCAGACTGGTTTCAATTACTTCGGTAACCAGTCATTTTAATAAACATATTTTTGAAAAATGGCGTAAAAAAGTAGGAAACGAAGAAGCAGATCGCATCACGAAAAAAGCAACAAGTCGTGGCACTGATATGCATACTTTAGTAGAATATCATCTTAAAAATGAAACTCTACCAAAAGTCCAACCAATTTCCGACTTCTTGTTCAAGATTTCAAAAAACAATCTAAATAAGATTGACAATATTCATGCTCTGGAAGGTTCCCTATATAGTAAACAGTTAGGGATTGCGGGCACTGTAGATTGTATTGCAGAATATGATGGTGAGTTAGCAATAATTGACTTTAAGACATCTAAGAAACCCAAACCACGAGAGTGGATCGATCACTATTTTGTACAGTGCATGGCATATGGTTGTATGCTGTACGAACTGACAGGTATTTCTGTCAAAAAACTTGTAATTATCATGGCCTGTGAAAATGGAGAATGCGTCGTTTATGAAGAAAGAGACAAATCAAAGTACATCAAACTTCTTACCGAATATATTAGAAAGTTTGTTAGAGACAAAATGGAACTCTATGGAACCAAATAAAGAACTAGAAAAGGCAATAGAAAATAAATTTCTCACACCTTCCAAATTCGCATTAGAAATTGAGAAGATTGTTGCCGAAGAAAAAATCAATTACATTGATGCTATCGTACACTATTGCGAAATCAATGAACTTGAGGTAGACTCTATAACGAAACTTGTATCCAAACCACTAAAAGAAAAACTTAAGTGGGATGCTACAAGACTTAACTTTATGAAACGTACTTCGAAAGCAAAATTGCCTTTATGAACGTGACTCCCTTTGAAACCTATCAACATTATTTGTCACTAAAAAATCATTTTACAAATCCAAAATACGACTTCTTCAAATATGGTGGAAAGTCCCGTGCTACTATAACTTCCTTTAATAAAAGGAGAGATAAGTACTGGTTTGAAAAAACATCACGCAAGTATTCTGATAAAGAAGTCGTAGATTTTCTTGTGTCTAATTTTGCTGCTGCTGATAATCCCCAAAACTTATGGATTGGGGAGATTATCAACTCTGGAGAAAGGACTTATTCTGATTGGAAAAGGAGAAAAGAGAGTTCGACTTACTTGTTCAAAGAACAGAGCAATGAATTACTATCAAACAACAATTTAGAAAATATATTCAATTGTTCGAAAGGTCATCCAATCCTATTGAAAAAATATCTTGGTGGTGAGGTAAGTCTTGAGACTCTAGTCATATTTGAAAAAATCTTTTCTTTTAAGAATCGTTTTGATAAAAAATTAGATGATCCTGTTTGGGAAACCGTGAGTCTAAAAATCAAGAAGTACAGTCCATTCCTAAATATTGACGTATTCAAATACAAAAATATTTTAAGGGACATTTTAGATGAGTGAATTTTTCGAATCCGATATTATTAAAGAAGAACTAAACAAAATCAACAAACTCCAAGAGAAAATATACGGAAGTATGTTGTCTTTTGGGTCTATGTCCCGTGAAGAAAAATTGAAACATATTGATATGCTGACAGACTTGCTAGAAAGGCAAAGAGTCATGTATACTAGGTTATCTCTTTCAGACGATCCACAAGCGATCGAAATGAAAGAGAACCTTCGCAAGTCAGTTGCTCTGATGGGTTTTCCACCAGAAACCGACATGCAGTTTTTATTCAATAGTATGAACGCTACCATCAAATCTCTCAGAGATCACGTTGACGCCTAAGGGCAATTTTGTTATACTATCCGAGTAAATCTCCCAAATCCAAAAAAATCCGAGGTAATCCTAATGTCTTTTGCTGATCTTAAAAAGCAATCTAAACTGGGCTCCCTGACCCAAAAACTGGTCAAGGAAGTCGAAAAAATGAATAATGCAGGTAG